TTAGAAAAGATGCTATTGCCAATGCCTTTTGAGTAATATCATGTGCTCGGTAAATTTGCGGTATTAGTAGTATTAACTTTATGACAAATAATTTACCCCGAGCCACAAGATTTGTCTCTTCAGGGGTTTTTGTTGTTTGGGTGTGTAAGCCAATGGTGTGCGAATGGTTGAATCGCATGTCGAATCCATCACTGACAAGTGCTGTCAATTGGGGAATTTGAATACTTATTCCATCCTTCAAAGTACTTTGTAATTTGTCGGCCATTTTGGTAATGCTTCTCGATGTTATATCAACGTCGTGCCTAAGGGTAGGTGTATAGTCCCATATTTGTGCTATTCCTCCATCCATCGTTGGCTCCATTTCCAGAATAAGTCGTTCCTCCTCTGTTGTTGCATCCCATATTGGATCGGTATTCATCCATTTTTCCAAGACCTTCTCTGGGGTCTCAATTCCGGACATTTTGTTGTAGAGATCAATCATCTGTTTCTTTTTTGCATTGAGCAAAATTTGTTCTTTCTTGAGTCGTCTAGCTAGCCGTCTTTTGTATCTGGTATGCATCATGGCTCTGTGCTCTGCTTTCCGCCTTTCTGTCATCTCTTTCATGTCCAGATCGTCTTCTTCTTCAATATGTTCGAGTTTCTTTTTCTCTTCTTCGATAAAGTATTGACGATCTCCATGGTATTTGGAAAATCTGTTAGAGCGGATTTCAAGTTGAGCTTTTCTCAGTCTTTTCTTTTTAGTTCCGTTTATTTTGGCTTTCATTTTTTTGACCTTTTCGGCTTTTTCGCCTTTAAGGTGTGGAAGTAATTTCACAGATTCCGCTGGAGTTTGTTCGAAATAATGACTACGTAAGTGGTCGTATATACTATCCACATCGAAGTGTTTAAGTAGAAGTTTCTTAAACCGCTTCGGAGCAAAGACAATGAAAGAATGGATCTTTCCATGTCTTTTGTCGCAGCAAGACTCATAACACCAGAGTTTCGACATTATCATTCGAATATCCAACACAGTTAGATAGTCGACTGGAATGCTCGAAATATTCAGGTACTTCAGAGATTTGAACGGAAAATATACAGAATGTTCTTTACAATATCTGGTAAATTGACCAGATGATGTAAAGCGACTTCCATATCTACTTCGTTCGGAGTCTGCTGATTGCGCAACACCACCGGGTGCCCACGTCGCAGGCGGTTTTGGTGAAGCGTGTGTCTCCAATTCAATGCGTTCCCGGCAACAAGTGCCTCTTTTTGGCATCACATCGAATGGAAGATCACTTTGGTTACCACAACCGAAACAATATTCAGGAGTGACCTGAACAGAGGTTTCGTCGTTAGCAACACGCGTGGGAGATTTGCTAAAATTTGGGGGTGAGTTTTCACTCATTGTTTTCATTTCAGTTTTGAAGTCAAAGGAAAGTTTAGTCATAGGAAAATCAGATCCCCAGCAATTCGGTACAGGCAGCTGAGTGCGTCAGACGGGACTTTTAAATCAGCTTCCTCTAGAGGAAGGCCAAATAACCTATAAGGTTCCTCTTTATATACAAAGAGATGAGATATTACACACTATACGATTAATTTGTTATTACGATAAAATCATAGTTTTAAAGTAGTCATAGCAGTGTGTAAATCCCAATACCTCCCACCCTAGTGCTAGTTGCAAAATTGGTGTAAAGAGTATATTGGTTACATATCGATATATATAAATTGTACATCAAATGGTTAAATGACGAAGATCGCTAAAATTTAGTTGTGTTGCACATCTCATACTAGAGAAGGCTAAGACAACTAGTCATCATGCTTCAAATTAGAATATCAATGTTCTTTAGTTAATTCCTCCATTTGGGAGATGGAACCTTCCCCAAGGTATAAATTTAGGCTAAGAGGCGCTGTAAACATCCATTTGGATTGTTAACTAAAGGAAC